CGGTTGTATAACATTTAACATCGTTTCATTAAACGCCGTTTCAATTTCTTCTGCATTACTTGAAAATCCTGTTGAGTTTGAAATTCCTAAAATAGAACTTGAAACCACTTTGTGAGCTACTAATAATTTCTGTTGTGCCTCTTTACTTAAAAAATCATACTGTTGATAAGCATCAACAACTTGCACCTGTTCAATTGTAGTTGCCGTATCTTTGTTATCATTAAAAGATACAACAACAACACCTGCATTATTTGTGCCTGTCGTTCCGTTTTTATATTGTCTTGTAATTTTATTTCGTTCTTCTTCACTTTCAGGAATGCCGTTATTCAAATTTATGATAGTAGAAACCATAAATTTATTCTGAATATGATTAATGAAAAAATTAGATATTTCTTCTTCTACTTTTGCATATTGCAAAGCACTTATATAACTTGGATTTGAAAAATAAAACTGCCCTACCTGATAATCTTTAATTACAAAAATTTCACTTCTATTTGCTCCTTTACCATATCCATAAGCGTCAATTCTTTTCGGTGGGTATTTTTGTTGTTTGCTCCAATCATAGCAATAGTAATAGGCTGTTATTTTACCTTCGTCATTTGCTTTCTCGGGTGCTAATTTCTCTTTAGGGGTGTGAATTATTTTAAGCGGTTTGCCACCTTTGTATATGATTTCAAAAGAAGCTTCTTCAAACATCTCAAAATCTTTAACAATTTTTCGTACTTCTTTTTTATTAAAAAGTGGAATGTTAACATTTAAACCCAATCCATAAATCATTCTACCATATGAATCTATAATAGCTGAGTTCGTTGGACTTCCGTTATATCTATCAATAATATATTGGTAAAATTCGTTATTTTCGCCATTCAAAACCCAATTTTTAGAGTTATTTTCTACTATTGTAGGGCGTACATAACTCGATAATTGTATTATTTCTGTTTTAATCATAGTAATTTATAATTTTCTAATTCATTATCAGTAGCATAAACCTTTCCCCTCCATACTAACTCTGTATCTGTATAGCAATTTATCTCATAACTTGCACCCTCTTTAAAGTTAAAATCAAAAGATATGTTCAAATAGCCATTATCATTAAACGAAATTAAATCTGTTATAGTTGTAATAGTATCTGTTAACTCGTGGCGTATTGACAAAGTAACATTTTCCACATATAAACGTGGAACGATTTTCAAAATATGCGTTGTATCTGTTGGTTTAAATACTTTCATATCTATATAACGAAAAACTTTGATTTTTTTGCAAAAAAAAAGCTATGAAATTAATCATAGCTTTTAAAAATCAATTATCAAAATCAAACCCCCGCAATTATATCAGTAGAAACTAAAGCAGTTAAAGCCGTTTTCATGCCACTATTTAAAAATGGAGCTCCTAATTTTTCAGTTCCAGTTAACTCAACCGTGTATCCTGTTAAGTCGCTACCTGCACCACCTGTTACAATAGTACCAGCGGTCATTTCCATTCCATTTTCAACGCCACACAAAACAATATTTCCATTATAATCTTCAACAAACACTTGCGGTCTGCCGTACATCATAAGTTTCAATTCTTGTTGTGTTTCTGCGTCTAATTTAGGGAACGTTGCAGAAATCACTTGACTAAAAAAAGCCGTTCCATTATCTCTCGAGGCTGTTGCTGTTTGAGTTAAAGTGTTTGTGCTCCCTTTTAATTCCCATTTAAAAACCTCCGCTAAAGTACCTAAAGCGGTTACTATTTCATTTGCAATTGTATAGCCATATTCGTTGAAATTAGCGAAGTACAACGCCTTAATTCCGCCCATTTGGTCTTTACAAACAATCTTTTTTCCTTTATTTAAATCACAAACCATATCTATATATTTTTTTAAAAACCGCCTTAATTAAAAGGCGGTTAAATTATTAATTATGCTATCGGTCTTGCCCATACAATCTCTGCTCCGTATGCGTAATTAACGCCAGCATTATAAACCATCGTACCTCTAACTTTCCCTGTTAGTAAACCAATTGAATCCTCGTCTACAACTTCAATTCTGTTGTGGTCATCAATTGCTCCTGTCCCAAAACCTAAATTTTTAGGGTCTGCAATTACAATAGTACTTGTTGGTAAACCATTATCAACCACTAAAGTGTAGTTTCCAAATACTAAAGAAGTATTAGCGTTTCCACCAAGTCCATTTGCAACTCCTTTACTTGCTAAAAAGAAGTTGTAAAATTGTGCTATATCAGATGATACAGAAACTTTTAAAGTACTCAAACCTCTTAATTGAACTGGTACAGATGCCAAAGCTAATTTTATTTGTGCCTCTACATTAGCCTCAGTAACTGTATCCAAATCTACATCGATAACCGTTGCGTCTGCTAAAAACAACTTCAAAAATCCGTCAAACTCATCTAAGTTTGTATCATCGCCATTCCAAATCATAGAACCAAAATCCTGTGCCTCGTCTGCTAATTTATTAACAATTATCGCATCAAGAATTTCTTTATTCATAGTATCATTCCAAGCACTTGCACCCATCGTTTCTTCTCCCCAGGTTGCTCTAAAATCCTCTTTACAAATATCAAAATCGTCTTTAAATTTCTTAGGCTCTAAAACCGCTTCACTCAAAGTTACAGCCCCTGCTGGAGCGTGACCGCAAGAATAAGCTCTACGTCCGTTTGTAGTTGCTAATTTTCTTAATACCAATTTATTGTTAACGTTTGGATATATCGTTACAGAACCATTTTTCAAAGCATCAGCCTCTTTAAATGTTTTTAAAAATAAGCCACCAGCGGTTTTCCCTGCATAGCTTGAAGTAATTGTTGTTGTTGTTGCCATTTCTTATTTATTAATTTCGTTAAATAATGCCTCTTTTAAATTTTTAGGCTCTCTAAATTCTTTTGTTTCAGGCCTTGAAGTTGTTTGTGCTGTCAATGAAATTTCGGTTGCTTTTAGAAATTCCGCTTTAAGATTAACATTATTAGTTTCAATAATTTTACCAATTGATACTAAAACGTCATTCTTAAATGCACTCAATTCCGTTTTCATATCAGTTTCCACTTCCGCCTCTTTCGGTGCTTCCGTTTCTGCTTTTACTACTTCGGTTACTTCGCCACCAACTACAACAAGTGTAGTTCCGTCCTCTCCAACATACTTTCCGTCGGGAGCATCAATTGCTAACTTAACAACCTCAACAGGTGTTTCAGTTTGCGTTTCTTCACTTAAAGCTACTTCTGGATTCATTCCTAAAATATCCTTTAAAGCTGTTACAAAATTGTTTTCTTTACTCATTTTATAGTTATTTAATTTAAACTCGCCCTCTATTGAAATTCCTTTAATTTCCCCGCTTTTGATTTTATCTTTAACCTCTTCATTATCTACTTTCATTATTGCAAACCACGTACCTATTGGTAAATCAAACCCGTACTCATTCGATTTGTCTTGTTCAAACTCTTTAATCCAACTTTCAACTATTGTAACTCCGTTTAACTTTAAATCAGTATGCTCTGAATTACTATTACTTTGGTGTCCGTTTATATGGAAATGTCTTTGTGCAAGTTCAATCGTTTCTTTTGGGAACATTATATTATAAGGCTCTCCGTTTTTCGTTAATCGTAATATTTTTTGATTAGGAATTAACACTGGTGTTACTAATAAACCTTTTTCAATTTCTTTTAGCATTACAACCTCTTCTTCTTTAGATAGGTATATTCCAACCTCTTCTATTGCAGGATCTTTTACTAAAGCGAAACCGAAAACTCCCTTTTTTTCTTCGGGATTAAAATCTACTAAATAAGTTTCCATAACTATATAACGAAATTAATTTAAAATTTAGGCTTTTTATTTGCAACTTTTTTTTCACAGGCTTGCATTATTAACTATATTTCTATTCATTGATTGTTGCGTTGTTACTTGCCCTGCTACTACATAAGCCTGTATAGGTGGTTGCTCTTTGCCTAAAGTCGTGGCTATTTGATTAACACCTGCGTTACCTACTACGTTGAATATTGGTGCTTGACTTGGTGCACCACCACCGCCACTTGACGCACTTGCTCCACCACCTCCTGTGCTCATTTCGGGTGTTTTAAGAATGTCTTTAACCGCTTTAAATCCTATTCCAACTACTGACGCTATATTAACCAACTTAACACCAAATTCAAAAGGTGTAGCTGTTTCAGTTGCTAATTCCGCTGTAATACCTTGATAAGTATTTATTAATGCTTGACTAACTGCAAAGGCTTTCCCTGCTTTTGCATTTTTACCTAACAACTCTGAAACTTTACCAAAAGAAACTCCTAAAGTATTTAATTTTTGAGCCTGTAATAATTTTTCGTCTGAAAGTTCTTTGTCTCTTGATACCTTTTTTTCGTCAGTAATTTTTGTTTCAAGTTCTAATTTATCGGTTGCAAATTTAGCGTCTAATTCTAAAGTGCTTTCGTGTGCTTGAACTAAAATAGCATAACGCTCGTCATACTCTCTTTGTAATTTTTGTGTAGGTGTTTCTTCTGGTGTATTTTCTTCTTCAATTTGTTTTAAAATTTCACTTGCTTTTTTCTTTAAATCAATTTCTTTTTGCAATTTTTCATTAGCAAGTTTTTCACTATTCTCTTCAATTGTTTTAGCCTGTTCATTAATAGCGTCTAACTCTTTTTTACGAGCGTCTTGTCTGTCTTTTAAAAGTTTTTCCTGTGCCTCTTTTTCATTCTCAATAGCTTTTTCATTCGCCTCTTTTTGTGCTTTTATTTTTTCATTTCTCGCATCGGTTTCTTCTTGTTTTTCGGATACTTTATTATCTATTACTAATTTACGTCTGTTAAGTATTGACTCTTTTAACGAATCGTTTGCATCGTTAAATTCTTTAAGTGCTTTTTTGGCTGTTTCCTTTTGAGCATCTGTCGCATCTTCCAAACCTGCAACCCTTAACGCTTCAATAGCAATTGCTCTCAAAGTTTGTGCATTTGCATACTTTTGAGCGACTTCCTGATTTGCTAATTGCTCCGATAATTTCCTAATCTCTTCCGCACTTTTGCCACTTGCCTTTGCCATTTTTAGCTGTGCATCTCGACTTAAATCTGCCTCTTGCGTTGCTAATTTCTGTGCTTTTACTTGTTTGTCTAACTCGTTATTAAGTGCCTTATTTGCCCGTTCCGCTTTCTCAACCGCTTCCGAACTGTCCATAAACATTTTTACCAATAAGTACCCTGCTGTTATAAGTGCTGTAACAACTGCTACAATTGCACCTATTGGATTTGCACTCATTGCCACATTCCATAACCACTGCCCAGCAGTTATTGCTTTTTGAACTATTGAATAAGATTTTACAACTGCACCCAATTGTTTAAAAGCATCGACGCTTTCGCCTACCGCTTGGGCACCGCTTGCGATAGCCATTGCAGACTGAACTTTCAATAAAGCGTCTTGAGTACTTTCGCTCTCAACTCCTAAAGTTCCCATTAATCCTGTTACAACTGAAAAACCACCAGCAACCCCTGTTAATGAATTACTTAATGCTTTAAATTTCGCATCGGGATTAAAAGCATCGGTTAAGGTTTTCGCATCGCCTATTCTATCTTTTAATTCAGCCGCTTTTTTTGCAGCGTTGACCGCTTCTTTTGAAGTAGCTCCAAACTTCTCTGACAACTCGGCAACTTCCTGTTGTGCTTTACGCATTTGAGTACGTAAACTTTCAGTCTCTTTTGCTGCTTCTTGAAATGAAGTTTTTAAACTATCAATACCACCTTGAGTATTTAAAACGTCAACGTCAATTTCAATTACCTTTTTAACCATTGTCTTCTAATTTTTTTTCTTAAACCTTTGAAAGTTTTAGGAAGTTCATATTTTCCCTTTGCTATTTCTAAATTCTCACTAACTCCTATAAAATCATCTTGTTGTAGTAAATTAATTATGTTTGCTATCATTACGCTTCTTGAATTATGTTCATGTACCTTGTTGCTGTTATAACTGAATTATTATAATAATCTATTTGCACCTGTGAAAGTAAAACGTCGCCTGTTATGTTTTCTGGAATAGGTAAAGTTACATTTATATCATTTGTTACAAAAGTTCCAAAAATAGCTGTGCCATTATAACTTGAATCTAACTCTTCATTGTTACCTATAAATAAAGTAAATTCTATATCCTGTGCATCAGCTGTTAAATTGTAATTAGTTCTTAATGCAAAAGGCTGTTCAATAGGTCTGAAATCTGTTATCAATTCCATCGATACTTCGCCATTTGTTAAGTTGGAAGTGAAATTATTAAAGATATATTTTTTGTCCTTATAAATAATTCTATCATTCAATTTCAACCCAGATAACATTGTAGTTGGTATCTTTGTTTTTA